GCTCCAAGCGTGGCGATGGATGCGCTATGCGCGGCAAAACCCGTGGCAAGATGGTGTGATATGGGAAAGAGCGCTACCGTATCCGCACCAGCAGATTGGACTCCCGAGAAGGGGGCTGAAGCCATCGCTAAGTTGCAAGGGGAAAAAACCACTCTTAAAAATATGTTGCCAAAACTTGTCGCTGAGTCTATGACCAAATTTGACAAGCAGCAGCGAGAGCAGAAGTCTTTAAACGATATGTTGGGTAGTCTAAATTACAAGCGTTTGGATGATGACGAAGATAAAAAGGTCGGCATGAAAAAGGGCGGCAAAGTATCATCCGCCTCAGCCCGGGCCGATGGCATAGCAATTAGAGGTAAGACTCGTGCCTAGCGTATCAGCCAAGCAAGAACGGTTTATGCAAGCGGTGGCTCATAACCCAAAGTTTGCTAAAAAGGTAGGTGTACCAACGTCCGTAGGTAAAGAATTTACTAAAAAGGAAGGTGGAGTCATGAAAGAGTCAAAGGCAATGATGAAGAAGGAAGTGTCCTTTATGAAGAAAAAGGGCGCCCCTAAGTCCATGCTTAAGCATGAAATGAAAGAAGCCGGTATGAAGAAGATGCGTGCTGGTGGTTTGGCTGGTGGTCACAAGCAGGCCGATGGTGTTGCTAAGAAAGGTAAGACTAAAGGTAAAGTAGTTAGAATGAACATGGGTGGGAAGACCTGCTAAATGAGAGCAAGCCGTGGGATGGGGGCAATTAACCCCTCTAAAATGCCAAAGGCCAAGACGATCACCCGCAAGGATGATCCGAATAAGGTGAAGATGTTTTCTGAGGGCGGTGAGTCCAAGGTGAACGAGGCTGGTAATTACACCAAACCCGGTATGCGTAAGTCTATATTTGAGCGAATTAAGGCTGGCGGTAAAGGGGGTGCTCCGGGTCAATGGAGTGCCCGTAAGGCCCAAATGCTGGCTATGCAGTATAAGAAAGCAGGCGGTGGGTACAAGGATTAGGTTTCCGGTGTATGACGCCGCAACAGACGGAAACGTATTTGACTGGTTAATTAGTACAGCCGAAGACTTTAGGAAGATTAGGCAAAGAGAACGATATGTCGAACTTGAAAAAGCCGCAGCAAAGTCTGAAAGCATGGACTCAACAAAAGTGGAGAACTAAGAGTGGCAAACCTTCTACGCAAGGATCGCGGGCTACAGGGGAAAGATACCTCCCAAGCAGCGCCATCAAAGCGCTCTCCTCGCAAGAGTACGCCGCGACCACCCGTGCCAAGCGAGCCGGTAAAGCAGCCGGAAAGCAGTTCGTCGCCCAGCCTAAAGGGGTGGCTAAAAAAGTTGCTCCACATAGGAAAGTAAAATGAGCACTACTGGAACGACCAACTTTAATCTGCAACTCAACGAACTCGTTGAAGAGGCGTTTGAGCGAGCCGGTGCTGAGTTACGCACGGGCTATGAATTACGTACTGCGCGTCGTTCCCTTAACCTATTGACGATTGAATGGGCTAACCGAGGTATTAACCTCTGGACGGTTGAGCAGGGTCAGATTTCTATGGCCCAAGGTCAGATAACCTATCCCCTGCCTATAGATACGATTGACCTAATGGACATGGTGATTCGTACCCAGACCGGTATTAATCAGTCTGACATTAATATCAACCGGATCTCCAGTAGCACCTACTCTACGATTCCCAACAAGAACGCCCAAGGCCGACCCATTCAGGTCTGGATCAACCGGCAGACTGGGTACAGTTATCTCTCTAATGTCACCTTGAGCGGCAACATTACGTCCTCGGATACGACCATAACTCTGAGTTCTACGGCTGATCTAGCCAATGTAGGCTTTATTCAGATTGGGTCAGAGGTCATTGGGTATAGTGGAGTTAGCACGACGGCTCCTCTAAACCAACTTCAGAACTGCGTCCGGGGTGTCAACGGTACAACGGCGGCTGCCCATACATCTGGTGCGGCAATAACGGTACAAAACCTGCCATCGGTTAACGTCTGGCCTGCTCCTGATCAAGGATCTACAGCGGCTCCTTACTACACATTTGTCTACTGGCGCTTGCGTCGGATGCAGGATGCCGGTAATGGTACGTCCACAGAAGATATTCCGTTCCGCCTTCTCCCATGTTTAGTAGCAGGGTTGGCTTATTACATCGCTATGAAGATTCCAGAAGGGGCGCCTAGATTAGATATGCTGAAAGCGGCTTACGAAGAGCAATGGTTATTGGCTTCAAGTGAGGATCGTGAAAAGGCTGGGTTGCGGTTGTCGCCCCGGCAGTATTTTTATTGATGGTGGGCTATGTCTGGGCCAAAGTTTGCTTCTGGTAAAAAGGCAATATCGGAGTGCGATAGATGCGGTTTTCAGTACAAGTTAAAGGAATTGAAGAAGATCGTCATCAAGACGAAGAACATCAATTTGCTAGTTTGCCCAACTTGCTGGGAACCAGATCAGCCACAGTTGCAGTTAGGGATGTATCCTGTATATGACCCGCAGGCTTTGCAGAATCCGAGGAAAGATACAAGTTATTTTCAGGCAGGTTTTAATGGTACTCAAGTTGAAAACATTAACCCTCCTGACCCAGATGCAACCGATGCTTTTGGTATGCCGTCTGGAGGTAGTAGGATTATCCAGTGGGGGTGGAACCCTGTTGGCGGGGCAAGAGATAATGGATTAACGCCCAATAATTTAGTTGCACAGGGCAGTGTTGGAACCGTAACAGTAACTACTTAAGGAGTTTGAAATGGATATGAAAGCAGCATTGAAGGCACACATGGCTAAAAAGGGCGCCAAGGCTCACCCCGATTCCAATGTGAAGAAGTTGGCTAAGGGTGGTAAGACTAATGCTCAAATGAAGGCTATGGGCCGTAATTTGGCAAAAATTGCCAACCAGAAAAAACCCATGTCAATGGTTCGTAAAACGGGGATCTAATATGGATAAGCCAGTTAAGCAAATACCTATCGTACCCAATAACAACGGGTACCCAAACAACGTGCCTAACACCCAGACGATGCGTACTCGTGGTACTAAAAATACCACCCGGGGTAACAGCAACAGCAAAAAGATGGGCTAAATGAACTACACCGAACTAAGCGCCGCAGTTAAGGCTTATTGTGAAAATGACTTCCCACAGGTAGTGGGGTCAGGCGGTCTTACGTCTGCTGAACAGATAGCGATATTTGTTCAAAATGCTGAGGAGCGGATCTATAACTCTGTCCAGATCCCAGCCATTCGTAAGAATATGACGGGGGCTACAACTTCCGGCAATAAGTACTTGGCGCTGCCACCGGATTGGCTCTCCACATTCTCCCTAGCGGTGGTGTGTAATGGCCCGACTACCCTCCCAGACGGGCGGGTTTTTGCTTCCGGGGACTATGTGTACCTGTTGAATAAGGATGTGAACTTCATTCGTGAGGCATATCCAAGTCAGACGGATACGGGTTTACCCACATATTACGCAGTCTTTGACTACAACACGTTCATTCTTGGGCCGATGCCAAACTCAAACTATACGGTTGAGTTGCATTACTTCTACTACCCACCTTCGATTGTGACGGCTGGTACGTCATGGCTTGGGGATAACTTTGAGTCCGTGCTCTTGTATGGTTCCATGCTAGAAGCGGCGTCGTTTATGAAGTCTGATGCCGATGTCGTCAATATGTATAAGGAGCGCTACAACGAAGCCATGCTGCTTCTCAAGCAGTTGGGTGATGCTAAGGATCGTCAGGACGCCTATCGTTCTGGGCAGGTGAGGTACCCGGTTAAATGATCCCTGATCTGTCCGGCAAGAAGATCGCAATCGTGGCTATGGGTAAGTCCCATAATCAGTTTGTGCTGGCTAAAACCCACTCCCAGCCGATTGATGAGGTCTGGGCGATCAATGCTATGGCAGGCGTTATCTATCACGACAGGGTGTTTATGATGGATCCAGCGAGCCGGTTCTTGGATTCTGATGACGCTGGCACACAGACTGGGATTATGCGGTCTGTTCTTAAGTCCCATCCCGGCCCGATCTATACCTGCGAGTTAGACAGCCGTTGCCCCGGATTAGTGGATTTCCCCCTTGATGAGGTCATGAACGCCTGCGGAACGGGGTACTTCAATAACACGGTTGCTTACGCTATTGGATATGGCATTGCAGCAAAAGTGGCTGAGATGCATCTTTACGGGATTGACTTCTCCTACAAGAAGGTTGTCCATTTTGCCGAGGCTGGACGGGCCTGTTGTGAGTTTCTACTGGCTAAGGCTATGGAGCGTGGCATCAAGGTTGGGATTGCTCAAGGGTCTTCCCTGCTAGATACAAATGAGCCAATAGCAAGTAAACTCTATGGGTACCACAGACTGGCTGAACCGTTGGTGGTAGGCATTGAAGACGATAAGTTTGTGACCAAAAAGTATTCTGAAATCAAAGATTCTTTAGAACCACAGGAGCCTGAGTACCGTGCTCCAGAAGCGCTGAGGACTTAATGTTTGAAGTAAAGATGGGGCAGATCCATAGCCCAATGATTAAAACCAGCGACTTTGGTGGCTTGCCGCTAGAGGATTTGGCTGAGGTATGCGCCGACAAGATTTTGGGTGTGGCTGATTCTGCGCCCCCTGCTATCCGTGAACAGGCTAAGTATTTCCGGCAACAGATTGAAAAGACAATTTTTGAGTATTTAAAGAGGGCAGCGCAGTCTGAAAGGGCTACCTGTATTCAAGTTTGTGTTCAGGGCGGGGAAGAAAAAGCCGCCCATTTATTAAGGAGAAGTTAAATGGCTTTCACCGGTAATTTCATGCCAACGTCCTTCAAGGTTGAGATCCTGAAGGGTGTCCACAATTTTTCAACTGGCTCGGGTCAGACCTTTAAACTGGCTATGTACAACAACAGTGCCTCGTTTACTGCTGCGACCACGGCTTACACCACAACTAACGAAGTAGCGGCTTCTGGCTCTTATGTGGCTGGCGGCGGCACGCTGACCAAAGTTACCCCGGTCTCTTCGGGAACCACAGCGTTTACCGACTTTGCTGACATCTCGTTTACCACGGCAACCATTACCGCTTACGGCGCCATGATCTATAACGACACGGCTACGGGTAATCCCGCAGTAGC